GGGACTACAACTCCTGAACCTCCAGCTCCACCACCACTAGGTGCAGGATCGTATTCAGCTCCACCACCGCCACCACCTGTATTAGCAGTTCCAGCACAAGCTGATCCAGGTCCTTTTCCAGCTCCACCACCGCCAGGTCCAGCAGCACCACCAGTTCCACCGCCAACAGCAGGTACGTTCGCACCGCCGCCACCACCACCAGCTATTACGCCACAAACTCCGACACTAGTTCCAAAAGTTGGAGAAATATCTAAACCATTTCCACCAGCACCACCATCTCCACCACTTCCTGATTGAGTACCATTTCCTCCGACGCCACCAGCACCACCACCACCGCCAGCAGCCTGAAAATAAGTTGAAGGTGTATTACCACCATCGTTTCCTTGAGAAGGACTTGTTGGAGGTGTATTACCATCTCCACCTGAAGAAGCACCTCCTGGACTACAAGCAGCTCCTCCACCACCTGAACCACCATCTAAACCATTTTGTTGTGGACTAGGACTTCTGATACCACCTGCCCCACCACCTGTAGATGTATAAGTTGTTCCACCAGCAACTAAAACTGAATTAGAACCACTATTAGCATTAGCTGCTCCACCTGCTCCAATTGTTGCAGGAATAGAACCACATGCATTTAAATTTGAAAATTGTCTTAAACCTCCAGCACCACCTCCGCCACTAGAACCTCCGCCACCACCAGCTACGACAGCAGCATCAATTATTTTAGTTCCTGGTTGTAATGATATACAACCTGTTGATGTTTTTTTTGTAATTGTATTTTTACCAAAAGACGTTTTGTTTGTTGGTCCTATAATTCCGCCATTAGCCATAGCCTATAAAACCTCCTACGCGTCGTCTATAACTTCATATGAAACGAAAAGTGTTAAATCTGAAGCTGCACTTGCTCCACCTTCTAATACGTCACCCTCTTCTAAATAGATAGGTGTATCTAATAAAACTAAAACCGCATCAGCCGGAACTGAAACAGTGCTAGCTATTTTAAATAGAGCCCCAGATACAGATGATCCTGTTGCTGCTGAAGTTCTTGTTGCTTTATCAACTGCTACAGTCACATCAGCTGCATTTGTTCCATCAATATTTGCAACTGAAATTCTATTAATTTTTACTAATTTATCTGATGCTACAGTTATTAAAGCTGTAGTAGTAGTTGTGCCCAATTGAAAACCTTGGGACTCACCTATAATTGATGATACCGATACTATATTTGGTGCTGCCATAATTTACTCCTTTTAACCGAAAACGATTGCCATTGCAATAGCTTTTCCTGTTGTTGCTGGTGAAGAATCAAAGGTTAATTGACCAATTCCAGTGGTTCCTGACCCAGAAACACTATCTACCTTTAAAAATGTACCTGCTGTTATATTTCCTGTTGGAAATTTAATTTGATAAGACTGTCCTGCACTATGAGGTGGACTAGTAAGTTTAATTCCATGGCTGTTAGATTCACAATTAAGTTGCAATGTGCCTGGATTATCATTACCACCAGCCTCAACAACACCTGTTCCATTTGGATATAGTTTTACGTTTCTGTTAGAAACTGTAACAATGTTATTGTCATTAGTATCTAAATTTCCACCAAGTTGTGGTGTTGTATCTTCTACAATATTTGAAATACCTAAAGCTATTGTATCAATATTAGGGTTAGTGCTATCACTTGCAGTTGCAAATACTATAGCATCACCTTTATCTGTTGCTGAAAAAGTAAACGAGTCTCCTGAACCAGATGCATATTTAAACTGAACCGTATAAGCACCTGATGTTGAGTTTCTTAAAAAATAAAAAGTTTGAACATCTAAAGGTATTGTTACAATTTGATTTCCTGTAATAGTCCCTGTAAACTCAATCATTCTATGAGAAAGTTCTGCACCAGTTGACCCATCAGAAACTGCTAATGCAGTTGTTTGAGCACCACCTGCTATAGATTTAGCAATATACCCACCAGAAATTTGTTCTATAATTTGTAAATTTGTATTAGTCTTTGTACCCCACGTACCGGCGTTTTCACCAGTTGCTTGAAGTTCTACCCCTAAAGGTGTAAATGTAGATGCCATAAATTATCTCCTATGCAGCGTCACTATAACTTGTATTTGATCCAGTTGCAACATCCGAATATGTATCATTCGAACCCGTCGAAACATTACTATATGATGTATTTGAGCCAGTGTCAATATCACCATATGCAAAGATATCTACAGCCCCTATACTTGTGGTTATAGATTGACCTGTTAATCCAACAATAATATCTGTTAAAGATACAGAGCCAACACTAGCACTAAATGATTGACCAGTTAATCCTAGACCCTCTTCTATTGTTAGAGAACCCACAGATGCTGTAGCTGATTGACCAGTTGGTTGAGCCACAGCTCCACCTAATCCGACAATAGTTCCTTGACTAAATGTTGCTTCTAATCCAGATAACTGAACTACATCATTTGGTATTGTAACACTACCGACACTAGCGGTGAATGATACTCCTGTTAATTGTGCTTCTTGTGAAGAAATACCTTGTGCAGTTCCTTGTGCTGATGTTATTGATACACCAGAAAGTATAGCTGTTTCGTTTGGTGCTTTTGCTGTTCCTTGACTTGCGGTAAATTCTTGGCCTGTTAGACCAATAGTCATGTCATTAACAGATACGTTAGAAGTAGCAAACGTTGCTTCTTGACCCGACAATCCTACCTGCATGTCCACCACAGATACTGAACCAATCGAGAACGTAGCTGATATTCCCTCTACTATAACAGGGATAAAAGCTTCACCTTGTGATGATGTTATTTCAAAACTTGAAGGTGTAATTATTTGGTCAGGTACATCTACTGAACCAACATTAGATGTAATTGATAAACCCGTTGGAAATATTGTTACGTCTTTAAGTTCGCCCCACTCACCATCGTTCCAAGCTTGTGCACCCCAACCTACTTTTAAAGTTGTGGCTTCGTTCCAATTAGCCTGATTCCAGGTTAATCGGCCCCATCCTGAAGATACCGACATGGTCGGCCTCCTATGCTAATCTGATGATCGCGTTACTTGCGTCTGCTGTTGGAAACTCAATTTTAAAAGTTCCATTACTAGCTGTTTTGTCACCACCAAATGCAATTACACAAACAGCATCAGTTGTGCCTGAACCACCATCTGTTGTTGTATTGTAAATTAATGCACCATTTGCAGTGAAAGATGCAGATGAATAAGTGACATCTGAAAAGTCTGTGAAAGCTGTTGTTGAAGATAAAGACACACCAGAATTTGTAAGAGTCGCTCCACCTGCAGTATATGCAGATCCAGATGTGTTTGTAATTTCATTTGATGTTGAATAATCTGTTGTAGCAGCACCTAAAGATGCTGAACTTGTAAATAATGCAATCTTAAAAGTGTGTCCACCTGAAGATTCAAAACTATGTTTGCCTTGTAAAAGCTCTTGTTTAAAGCTTGAACATATTGCTGATGATATTGCCATAACTTATCTCCTATTACGGTGAAGACGACTCAATTTTAAATCTGACAGCTCCGTCAGTGTAATCATCTCGTCTTCTTCTACCTGTTTGCTCAATTGCAAACTTCTGTACTTCTTGTTTATATTTATTTTCGTATAAAGTCAACATATCTACTGGACCTTTTAAGAATCCATATGCCTCTGATAAACAGCAATATAATAAGCCGTTTGAGAAATTCATACTAATATAATTAGTATTATCACCCTCTAAAAGATCAGGCATTTTATTAAAATGCACTCTAAATCTATATGTTGTATTAGGGACTGGAGCAAAAGCTATACGTCCAGATGTTGTATCAGTCTCTCCTGTACCACCACCAAACATAGCATAATATTTAGGTTGACCTTGGGCTGCTGACGTGCCTGTTACATCTTGATACTCTTGTAAGTATGTGTAGTCTTTTTTCTCTAACCATCTATTAGCTCCTGTAGTTTCTGACCCTGCAGTGTCGTAAACTTGTATACCTCTTATAAATAACGCTCCTGCTGGAGCATTGATAGATTCTTGTCCTGCAACTAAATTACCTAATTGTTGTTTTCTATCTGCATCGATAGGCACATCTCTAAAAATTCTGTATTGTGCATTTAAAATAATATTTTCTAAAACAGCATCTGTTAAAACATTTGAATCTGTTTCAGTATAACTTCTAATTTGTGTTTTTAATCCTGATGCACTTAACCCTGCCATTATGCTGATAGACTAACTGGTCCTGCGGATACAGTTGGTCCTCCTCCTTCCTCTGTTACACTTGGAGTTGCTCCTAAACTAAAAGTGTATTTGTCTGTTGTTGTAACCGTTATACTAAATCCTGAAGAGTTTTCATAGGTAGAAAAAGCAACACCGCCAGGACTTCCTTGTACATTTCTAAATCTTACCGTATCTCCTGTGGTTCTTCCATGATTATTTTCTGTAACCGTAATTGTTTGAGAGCCTGATGTAATAGAAAAAGGGTTATTACCTAACATAGCCGCAACAGCAGGTTCTATTCTATCAACTCTAACATTTCTAATAGATATTGCATCTGCTGATGAAGGTCTTGGTTCTAATTGTGGTTGTTTTGGCTCAAACTCAGATACATGTACAAAAGATCCATTCCATTCTCTAACCATTTCCCTGTATGGAAACTCTAACCCAGATCTGTCTGATATTGCTTTTGCGTATTTTCCTGTTGCGTATTTTGGCATTATTTTTTACTTTTTTTCTTTTTCTTTTGTTTTTTCTTTTTAGCACCACCAGGTCCTAGAGGTTTGTCTACTCTACCACCTTTGGCCATATCAAGTCTTTTTCTAGCTTCCTCAATTGCCTCTTGTTGAGTAAAACCTGCTTCCATAAGTTCTGCTACAAGTTCCATAAATTTTTTTTCGTCCATGATTATGCTCCTGGGTAATATACTTTTGGTGTTATATAAGTGCTAGAGGCCGAACCATCTTCAGCTAAAGCTCTAGCAAATTCATCTTCATAAACTAATTTCATAGGTTGAATTAATTGTGGATTGTATTTTTGTGCAAGATAATACGCTAGTCCTGATACCATACAAGGAATAAATCTAAATGGCACATCAGATGCATTTGTATAATCTCCTGCATCTTGTATTCTTTTTATATAATAAAAATGCATATCTTTTGATGCATTTGTTGAGTCAGGTGTTGGATAAATTTGAATACTAATGTGATCTATAAATCTTTGCACAAAGTATTGATTAGGTGTTCCTTTAGAAAGTTTGTTTGAAAAACCACCATAAGTTGATCTATCAACTTTAGTCATCGGACTATCTGATTGAGTTGTCTGAGTTCTGTTAGATCTTAATTGTGCTTCAAGAATATCTGATATACCATAAACACCATTTGGATTAGAAGTAGCACTTGTACCATCACCACTGGATCTAAAAAATTTGTATTCTGCTTGCCCTTCAATTAAATCAAGATCAAGTTCATCTATTTCCCAATAATGAATACCTCTATTACCCCATTCTTGAAGTAATATATTTAATGATCGCCTTGCAGATTTAAGTTGATAACCTGCAACATTTGTTAATCCAATACGTTCAAAAGCTTCTTCTACTATTTCATCAATAGCAAAAGTTTTATCAAACGTTGTTGTTCCCGAGGTAGTATTAGCCATTTAATCTCCTAGCCAGTGTAGCCAATAGTAAGAGATCCTGTGTTAGTCATGGTTGCATGAACACCATTCTCAAATCTGATACCATTTCCTGGAACATAAATATCTAAACCCTCTGTTCCAAAATCAGCTTCAAAAACTTTATCTCCTGAACTACCAGATGAAATATCTCTTAACACAACAACAGATGAAGCTGCTCCTGCAGCTTGTATGTAAGTAACTCTACATGGACCTATGTTAGTTGATCCACCAGAGATAGTCTTTACCTGTCCTGTGCTAGCTATATTTGTAAACTTCTGATCTGAACTCATATTTTTCTCCTATTAATAGTGTGGAGCCTAAGCTCCACACTAAGTATTTATTAACTTACTGCCGCGCTAAACGGAGTTGCTGGTGTTCCAGTACATCCTGAAACTACCTCAACTTTGTATTTGCCGGAAGCAATTACCGTGCAAACAATTTTTGAAAAAGTAACACCACCTGTTGTACTACCATTTAAAGTAATAGTGTCAGATGTCGAAGCTGTTTCAAATCCAACAACGTTATCAGAAGAGTCATCAATAAATAATGCACTACCGATCATAACGTCAGTTGCGTTAGCAACTTGTACAACTAAATCTCCAGTCTTAGTAATAGAATTAAAGATTTCAAACTTTGCACCAACGTTACTTAAGTTGTTTAAGTCTGCTCCTGGTCCTGCGATTGCAGAATCTGAATTTGCGTTAGTAGCTGGTAACGTATATGTTACTGCTCCTGCCGCATCGTTGTGTACGATTCTTCCAGCGTGAGTATCAACTGTTAGTGATACACTAGAATCTGCGTCTACAACGTTACCTGGACCCGTATTGAAAAATCCTGCTTTGGATACAACCGGACCTTGGAATGTAGTTTTTGCCATAATTATCCTCCTAGTATTTCCGAACGCAGTCTCTAGGCCGTCGACTATACGCGTCTACGTTCTAATTAATTGTATAGTAATGAAACTATATACTACATTTCAATAGAGTGCAAGAGAGCCTGTAATGTGAATGTGATTTATTCAACGATGTAGCTTTTTTATTAAGTAGCTACTGAAACTTGTGGAGCGGCACCTTCAATAACGTTTTGCCTGTGGGCGATAGCTGCTTCTTCCAGCTTGATCTTAGTGATGACTTCTCTAACTTTGTCATCAATTCTGACCATTTCAAGAGTATATCTACCATTAGATAGATGCTCCTGTTCCCACTTCAACTCCAAGGACCTTTTTTGTTTGTATAGGTTATTCTGTTAATCTTGTTATCATATGTAATTCCAAGATGTTCCCACTTTATACTTTTTTCTCCAAGTTTGTCAAGGATTGCATTTTCTAAGGATTGTGAATTGTCTTCAGATAAAACTTCGAATCTTGCGTGATGATCGTAGGCCCAAATGTTGACTAAGAATTTTTTCATGAATCTCACCGTTTATGTTGTAAATGGGGCGGTTTTAAGGCCGCCCCATAAAATTTAGTTATTACGCACCAGGTGATGCAAAAATACCTCTAGGGTCAGATACACCAAATGAGTATCTTTCTCTAGCTTTGTATCTTACATTACCAGTGTCGAAATCACCTTCCATTGCAGTTGTTAATGGAGCTCTTGTGAACATTTTCATACCATTTGGTACGTCTGTAATGATGTAGAACGCATCAGTGTCAGTTAAATAGTTATTGACTCTGTATCCTTGCGGAATCATACCCATAGATACGATTGCGTTTATATCG